GTTGAAGTAACTTTTTACGCCGGATTCGGCACCACGGGTGCTGATGTGCCTGGACCGATCAAGCAGGCAATGCTCCTGCTCATTGGCAACTGGTACATCCGCCGCGAGGCGGCCAGCCAGGAGGCTGGTTTGCCGGTTCCCTACGCCGTGGAAAGCTTGCTGTCGTTGTACGATTCCGGGGAATACCAGTGATCCCAGCCGGCAGGATGCGTCACCGTGTGGCTGTCCAGTCGCCAGCAACGACCGTGGACAGCTACGGACAACCGAGCCTGACATGGTCCACCGTTTCGACGGTGTGGGCGGAACTGGTCGGACGCGGTGGCGGCACACAAGCCATCGTGAACAAAGGCCAGGTGACGCTCGGCCACACCGTTCGGATTCGATACTGTGCCGCCTTTTCAACGATTAATGAAACTTGGCGCTTGCTGCTGGGTTCCCGTGTGCTGGAAATCTCAAGCGTCGCCAATGTGGACTACCTGAACGAAATCCTTGAATTAACCTGTTCCGAGGAAGTGGTCTAGGTGGCAGACCTTGGCTACAAACTGGAATTTAATGGCGCGGACAGGCTGATCCGCACCGTTCTCCAGTTTCCAAAAAAGAAACAGCAGGTATTCCGATCGGTGGCGCGCGCTGTCGGTCGTGTCCTGATCCCTGCAATCCGATCCAGCATCCGCGCCAGGCTGGGGATCAACCGCTTGCGAGAGGCCGCAAAGCCAAGCCGGTTGTCAAAGTTCCTATCAGCCGCCGGCAAGCAGTCCGCCGACTACCAGAAAAAACTAAAAAAACTGCTCAAGCCGCATATGTCGGCTGCACGCAAATCAAGCAAGCGCGCCATGAAGGTTGCCAGCAAGGTTGGCAACAAGATCGCCAAGGCTGTGCGCAAGGATGCTGACAACCTGATGCGTGAGGTATTCAGCGAGTTTGGCATTCGGCTGAAACGCAAGAAAAAACAGCCAGTAATCAAGGCCGAAAAGCCGCAGCGCATCGAGCAAGCGAAACCGGAGAAACCCAAGCGCGGCAGGCCACCGAAACCCGGAAGAATCAAGAAGCGAACCTACAGCGTGGACCAGATCCGTGGAATGATCACCACGCCAGAGGAACGCGAACTGCTTCGGTTTGCCATCACAACCAAGGGCGCATTTGGCACAAAGAACAACACCGTGCAGGAAATCGGGTCGACCGGCGCTTTGTCCAAGTCAATTGGTGTCAAGATCCACATGGTCAAGAAAAAATCATTTGCCTATTCACCCAGCGGAAAACTTATAGGAGGCAGCGGAATTCGCAGCAGCGGAACAAGTGATGATTGGAAAAATGTCAAATGGAAATCAGTTAGCTCTGGCCGTGTTGTCTGCGTTGTCGGACCGCGCAAAGGATTTCAGGTCACAGCATGGAATCCTTTTGTCAACAAATTAGTGACGCACGACCCGTACAAGTACGCCTGGTGGGTGGAAAAAGGTCACCTGCTCAAGGTGCGTGGCCAATCGACTGGCAAGCGCGTCAAACCCTACCCGTTCATGCGTCCAGCGTTTGCGGCCACACAAGGCCAGGTACGAACACTTGTGCGTGAAAAGCTGCGCGTGGAAGTGGCCAAGCTCTTGAGCCGTTAGGAGGTTCCCATGTCGGCGCTCGGCAAGGCAATCCGCACGCATCTGGTGGCGCAGACCGGATACGCTGCCACGATCCCCGGCGGTATTTCCCCCGAGATCGCGCCGGCTGGCGTGACCATGCCGTTTGTTGTGTACACGGGCAGCGAGGACGCACCGGTCCTCAGGCTGGATGGCACGACGATCTGTCGGCAAGCCAGCGTCAATTTTGTGGTCACTGCGACCACCCGGAGCGACTGCGAATCCGTGGTCGCCTGGTTGAGGACATACCTTGAGCAGGGAACCTGGATTGGGACAGCCAATCCAAAAGTGTTCTTCTGGCGCATTTCCAGCCAGTCCGATGTGTCGGAAGTCATTATCGACGGATCGGATGAGTCTGTCCGGCTTGTTAATTTGCAGATAGATGGCGCTTACATTTAGGAGGATTCCCAATGCCTGATCCGGTTTTTGCCGCTGGCACGACAGCCAGCTATGCGCCGGTTGCCGGCGGTGCGTCCGTGACCATGACCGGCCTGACCTCGATTGGCGGCAACACCAAGACGCGCACCACAGCCGAGACAACCCTGCTCAGCGACACGACACTGAAGCGCCGGCCAGTGCGGACCGATCCCGGGACTGTGCAGTTCACCTTCCAGTTGAACGACACCGCAACCGCCACCAACGAATGGTCGGCGCTCAACACGCTGCTGGGCGCAGGCACGCTGATCACAGTCACTGTGAACATGCCTGGCGCATTCGACTCGACTACGCTCTACTCGTGGTCCGGTTTCCTGTCTGACCTGACCACGCCGGAATTGTCCGCCAACGACACGATGCTGACCTACACGGCTACCCTGACCGTCACCGCCTGACATATGCCAAACCCAGTGATGGCCGCCGGAACAAAAGTCTGGACGCGCGCCAGCGGGGTTGGATCGTATGTCGAGCTGCCATATGTGCTGGGGATTTCCGGCAGCGGTTTGAACAGGGCATTCAGCGACAACACGGCTGCCAGCGAGATGACGGTGTCCCGGACCATCGGCAGGGTTGATCCGGGAACCATCAGCATCACCCAGCACCTGGAGGATGTGGCAACCGCATCCAACACCTACTCAGGCTGGCGCGCCGGTCTGACCGGTGCCAGCAGCTACGACATTCGATTTGACATGCCGTATTCGGCGGACGACGCGACCAACCTGCTGGAGTTTACCGGCGTAAAACTCACCAGCGTTTCGGCGCTGGACATGTCGAGCAGTTCCGGCCTGGTGACCTATACCATCACATTTCAACTTTAGGAGGCGTTTGTGCTGACCCGCGACAGTTTCAAACCCTATGCGCTGCTCAAGCGCGAACGGCTGGACATTCCTGAACTGAACGACTTCGTCTATGTGCGGGAACTGTCCGCAGGTGAGGCGCTCGAATTCAGAAGGCGAATCAGCGCCGGGGAGCCGTTCGAGAGTCTGGTCCTGCCAATGCTGGCCAAGGTCATCGTCGATGACAAGGGAATACAGGTGTTCGATCCATCCGACACCGACCTGATCGGCAAGGCGTTCCCGATTGAAGTGATGGAGCGAATCGCGCAAAAGGCGCAGGAGTTGTCGGGACTTTTGGGGAAATCGGAAAAAAACTGACACACCAGCGGCGCTTCATGATGGCGCTGGCCGGTCACCTGGGACGAACGGTGGCCGAACTGGAGGCGACGCTGGGTGCTGGTGAACTGGAAGAATGGATCGCCTTGGCGCAAGAGGAACCGTGGGGACCATTTAGGCAGGATGTCTTGGCGACTCTAGGTTGGTCCTACGCTGTGATGGCACCACACCTGAGGGATCCGGCGGACACGGCGAAGAAAATAACGCTGCCGTGGTGGAAAGACAGGCCGGCTGAGAATGTCCGGCAGGTGACACCCGAGGAAATGCGACTGGCGCTGTTGTCGCTGGGAGCCAAACCGGTGGAGTCCGATGGCTGAATCTATTTCCAATCTGGCCATCACGGTGGCGCTGGACGGCACCAAAGCCGAATCGGGCCTGAATCGCGTTGCCGACAAGGTCGAGGACTTCGGCAAAAGAATGTCAGCGGTTTCCCAGATTGGTGCCGGGTTGGGTTCCATTCTGGGCGCTTTCAAGTTTGGCGTGTTTGCGGCTGCCGGCGCTGGCGCTGTCGGAATGCTGAAAAACCTTGCTGCCAGCGCCAAGGATGCGCTCCTGGCCGAGGAGGCGCTCCAGTTCAGCAAGGTGGCCGACCAAGGCGCTTTGATGCAACAACCGCAATGGTTGGGATCAATGACCGGCCAGATGGCGCTTCTGTCTGAGTCATGGGACAACCTGATCCTTCGCTTGGCCGAACCGTTTGAGGGAGTGATCAAGGAAGGACTCGCGTTCATGCGCGGGGTGTTTGAGGGTGTCGCGGTTTTTGCCGAGGAAATCGCCAAGGCATTCGGCTGGGTGAAGGATGATAACGGCAACTTTGAAAACCTTCAAAACATTTTCAAGGTTGTCCGTGACTACACGATTGACATCGCCAAGGCGCTCACCGGGTCGATCAAGTATTTTGTCGATGGGATCACCGCCGGCCTGGCGGAACTGCGCAAGATCACCAACCCCGGGGCGTTCAAGCAGGCCTGGAACGATGTTCTTCTAGATTTGGGTTTGCGGAACCGCAGGCAATACAACCAGGCGATGCGCGCAAACGCTCAGGATTTCGCGAACAACCAGAATGGCGGAGCGTTGGCCGGATTTCAGGCAGGTTTGGAAAACTTTGGCGCAATGTTGACTGACTTGCAAAACAATTTGGATGAGTCCAAAGGTCGTGAAAGACAACCACGCCTGAAGGTTCCAGCAATGGAACAGGCTCCGGAAAACCTATTTGCGGCGGCCTTGGAGCGTGGATCGGTTGCCGAATGGGAAAGCCGGATGCGGGATCAATTTAGCGTTGAGACCGTGAACATCCAGGAAGAGATTGCTGACAACACCAACAGGACTGTTTTCATCCTGGAGCAGATGGCGCAAGGTGTGCTGGCAGCGGGACAAGTTGTCATGCCTGGCTTGCTTGAATTTGGAAAGGGATTCTAAATGGGATACACCAGCTTCAAGGAACTGGCTGGCAAATCCGGCTCCGTCAATTCAAGCTATCAGCGCCAGTATACCCGCCAATTTAGAATCATCACCGACGATGCTACACATGGTCCATACTATGTTGGCAGCCATCCAAGCCTGCCTTTGATTTTTTCAGCTTATCCAGATGACGCAAACGCGTTCTGCGTGTCGCTCAGCCCTCAGCAGGATTCCGACAACCCGTTGGCATGGACTGTCACGGCGCAATATGCCTACGCTATGGACTCATGGGCCGGCGGTGGTGGTGGGGTTGGCCCAGTCGCCACAGGCAACCCGCAGATTGACAGCCAGCAGAAAGGCCAACCACCAGCAAGCAGGGCATCTGCTCCATTAAGCCGTCCTCGTGATTACAGTTTTCAAACCATCAATGTCGGGCAACGGGTAGTCGAAAAAGATGTGGTAACCAACGAGCCAATCGTCAACACGGCTGGCGATCCAATTGCGCCACCCTACCTGATTGACATTCCGGCGATCGCAATCACCATAGGTCTAAATAGCACCACAGCGCCGGGAGACGGCTGGGTGTCCGCGCTTGGAAAAATCAACACCAACACGCTGACAATCGGCACATGGATTATTGCCGCCAAGCGCGCAAGATTGCGTGGTATTTCGGCCAACCTGGTCTATGAGGAAGGCCTGTCCTACTGGCGATGGCAAATCAACTTTGAGGTCAGGTATAGCTGGAAATGGGATCTTCGGTCGGTTGGCTTGGAGGCGAAACAGTACGCAAGGGACGGAGCCGGCAACCAGATTACCGTGAAGGGACCGATCAAGAAAAACGGCAGGTACATCACCCAGCCTACCGGGTTGGACTCCAACGGGTTCGTGGCCGAAAACACCAAGGCCGGCGGAGTCTGGACAGACAACGCGGCTCAGCTTTCATTTGATGTGATTGAGTCAACCACCTTTCCGAGTCCCCTCTGATGCCGCAGGAAATCGGCTACACCATTTCCAGCGAGTCAGCCGAACGGCTGGCGACTATGCTTCGCGCCTTTGAAGGCGGGAGGTTGTCAAAAAAGTTTGGCAGCGATGAGGACGATTATGTTAGCCAGCCTGGCGATGGCATCGAGTTTGTCCAGGTCACCGGCACAACAACACCGGCTGGAGATCATCTGGCAAAGATAGTCTGGTGGGATAACACCAACGACGAATGGCGGTCAGACGATATCGAAATCATAGTTCGTGAGCCAGACGGCAAAACCCTGCCAAATGGCAAGTACATTGCCAAATACATGTACACCAAGTTGATCAGCGGATCGACCACCAAGGATGTCTATGTGACCAGTTCCGGTCCGATCTTGTCCATAGAGGTGGTGACTGACATCACCTGCGTTTCCGGCGTGCTGACCGTGACCAAAAAGACGCTTCACATCCCAGGCGGCAGGTCAACCTGATGGCGACATCAGTCACAGGATCTGAGGACTACACGGGACCATCCGCGATTTCCCTGGCACCTTCAGGCGGGGCGACTGGTACATCAGGCGGAACCAGCACCACGACGCTCACCTGCACGCCGTGCTGCGCGCCGGCAATCAATTACCTGGCTGGGTGGTTTGGTTCCTCTGGTCTCTGCCCGGGTGCCGTCGATAACACCGTACCGGTCACTCTGAATGCAAGCTTTACATTCACGGTGAATTCACCGTACACGCTTAGCGGTCTATGCTTGCCAGCATCTGGCACGCTGTCCATGACTGCGAACAATCCCAGCAGCAGTTATCAGCAGTACCTCTACTGGTCGAGTCCAACGACCTGCACGACAGTCAGTCCACCCACGACCAGGTTGCAAGGAAAAGCCGGGTTAATTCCTTACTGGGTTTTGCCTAGTGGCAACATCAGGACTGTCTATCCGTACATCTGCAACTGTTACTCGTTCGGCTACATCAATCTCTACATTTCCGAAACCACAGCGCCGACCTATTCGTGCAGTCCGTTTTCCATCACTTTTAACGGGACGATGTACGACATGTACACGCCGGTCGGCACTTTCTCTGTCACATTCACTCCGTGACCTACACATCCAAACCCTGTCCGCTCGACCCAACCACCTGCGAATGCCGGGTGTGTTTCCTTTACCTGACCAACCCGGAATACAACCGCCTCTGGGGAGGCACCGGCATCGATCCGGCCTTCCGCAAGCAATGGATCAGCCGCACGATTACGGCATGTGTTTACCTGGGAGAAACCGTCGAGGATCCGGCTACCTGCGGATGCGGCGTTGCCGTGCTGCGCGGATGTGCCATCCATGGCGTTTGCCGTAAGATCGGCCAGCCAAAGGCCGGCGAATCGATATGCGCCACCTGTCCAGACTGGCAGGCCAAACCCTGCTGAGTTCGTCGGGTTTCTTATCTTCGAGGTATGACACCCGCACTCATATTTCTGTTGTTTTGCGAGATCAAAGCACCGCCAGAGGTGCGCACGCCGTGCAACCGATTGGCACGCGTGGAAATCACCAGCACCGGCAAAAACACCATCCTGATCCCGCCGGCTGGCGACTGCGACGCGTTTCAGGAGGTTGCGGCCAACGGCAAACTATCCTTCCGGGTGATCTGCTACACGCCTGGGAAATACCGGCTAACCTTCGTAACCGCTGCCGGCGATGTGCCGGAATACGCCACGACCGACATCATCGCCGGGGATCTGCCGGCACCCACACCGGCACCGGTTCCGGTCCCCACGCCGGATGACATCACCAAGGATCCGCTGTACACCACGCTGGCCAACATCCTCGGCGGACTTCAGGAGCCAGATCAGCAAGCCAGCCTGAAAACCTTGGCCGAAATCTACCGCCAAGGCGAGATCATGGCCGGTCAGCACGGCACGCTCGGCGCATGGACCGGAGCGCTTCGCCTGTTGTCGCAGCAGGCCGGCATCGGCAACAAGCTGTTGGCGGTGCGCCAGCGAATCGCTGACGAGCTATCGGCACAACTGGGAACTGATCCGGCGGCTGTTCTTGCGGGAGGACTCGGCGCTCGGTGCGCTCAACAAAGCCGCCGGATCAGCCTCATCCTTAGCACCTTGGCGCGGTGATCGAATGGCTGAAGAGATTCAGGAATTCGGCTGGATCGACGATCCCGACGCAGTCGAGGCGGTGGTCGCCGGTCTACCCATGCCGACCTGGGGAGACACGCCAGCCAGCGCAGTGGACGAGGCCGGCCTGCCGGAAGAGGTGTTGGGATGGCAGGCATGGCAAAAGGCCAGCGGAAAAGATTGGCCTGAACTATCCCAGGGGAAACTGGGTAGCTGCGTATCGTTCGGCACCAGTCACGCGCTGATGCTCACCATGGCGTGCGAGATCATCGCCGGGGATGCCGAGGAAGCCAAGATTCCCTGCATGGAAGCCATCTACGGCGGCTCCCGTGTCGAGGTCGGCGGCGGGAAAATCCGAGGCGATGGCTCGGTGGGCGCCTAGGCCGCCGAGTGGGTAAGGCGCTGGGGCGTGGTGGACCAATCGGTTTACGGCGGTTACGACCTGCGGAAATACGATGTGGACCGTTGCCGAGAGTGGGGAGCCAAAGGAGTACCATCGGAAATCGAGGAAGTAGCCAAGCGCCACCCGATCGGCAACTGCACGCTGATCACCTCGTTCAGCGACGCGGTGTCCGCCATCGGCCAAGGCTACGGAGTTCAGGTCGCCAGCAACCGGGGATTCCGCCAGGTGCGGGACTCGGAAGGCTACGCGGCACCAAGTGGCAAATGGGGTCACTCAATGGCGTTTATCGGCTACAGGAAGGCCGGCAAGCGGCCCGGCCTGTTCATCGTGAATTCGTGGGGATTCAACTCGACCACCGGTCCCAAGTCGCACCCGGACGCACCCGCAAGCGGTTGGTGGGTGGACGCCGAGGTGGCGGACTCCATGCTAAAACAGCGGGACAGCTTTGCATTCTCGAAGTTCACCGGGTTCCCGGCTCGATCCATTAACTGGCTGATCTGAGGAAGCGCGCAATGGATGCCATCGCATTTATCCGGGAGTTTGGATTGCCGACCTTGGGTCTGATCGTCGCCGGGTATGCGTTCTGGCAGTGCGCCGCGTGGATCGCCAGAGAACTGATCGTTCCGTTGCGGGATCGTCACTTCGCTTTCCTTGGATCGCTGGAAAGCACGCTTGCTGTTTTGGCAAAAACCCAGCAGCAGCTAGGCACCGAGATTGAGCGCATCACCGACATGATCCAAGGTGGCCAGTTTAAACCCAAGGATAAAGCGTAATGGCGAGTCTGGTGTACAACTCGTTTTATTACGACTCGTTCACGGGTGCGATTAACTGCGCATCCGACACGTTTAAGTGCATGTTGGTTACATCCAGCTATACGCCAAGCAAAGCGCACGACAGGCGCAACGACATCACTAACGAAGTGAGCGGAACCGGTTACACCAGCGGCGGCAACTCGGCCACCTGCACTGTGGCAGCGACCGACAACACGAATAACGATGTAGAGATTTCTTTCAGCATCACCAGTTGGACAACAGCCACCATTACGGCAAGAGGCGCAGTGATCTACAAGAGCCGAGGCGGCGCATCGAGCGCGGACGAACTGGTCTGCTTTATCGATTTCGGTGCCGACATCAGCAGCAGCGCGGGAACATTTGCAGTCACGATGAATGACCCGATCAAGGTTCAGAACTAGGAGGGATCATGCCAAAGAGTACAAACCTGAATTTCACCCAAGAGATTGAGATTGCTGGCAAGCAATTGACCAGCGCCAGCACAACGGCTCTTCAAACGCTGTACACCGCCGGAACGAATGATGCGGTGGTGAAAAGCTTGGTCGCAACCAGCGATGATTCTGCCGCCATCAACCTCAAGGTTGTAATCAATGATGGCACGACCGATCTGCTTCTAGGCACCGTCCGCATCGCTGCAACGAGTGGCACTGATGGCGCAGCGGCCAGTGTGGACATCCTTGGTTCCAGCTTGTTGCCTGGATTGCCAAGAGACCTGAACAACAGAACCATTTTGCCTTTGAAAAACGGTTTCATTCTCAAGGTGGGTTGTCTGGCCACCATGACCAGTTCCAAGACATGCAATGTCGTCGCAGTTGTAGAGGAGTATTAAGAAATGGCTGATCAACAAGCGGGAATGCAAGAAGGCCTGACGAGTCCAGCGGATAATGCCGTAGCGGTCACTCCGAGTGACTCCACGGACTTGGCTTTCACATCCAGAGCGCTCTATGTGGGCGGCGCTGGCAATATCGTCGTCACCATGGCCGGCGGTGGGGATGTGACATTTAAAAACCTGACTGCTGGCACAGTTCTTCCGGTGCGTGTTTCTCGCGTGAAAAGCACCAACACGACAGCCACGGACATAATCAACCTCTACTGATCCCAGGTGGCCAATGCGTGACTTGCTGAGCATAGGCACTAGCCGGGGGTGTGAGATGATTGGCACGGGGATTGGGTTGGGGTTGAGTGGGTACACTTTAGCCAGAAACACATTTAAGCCTGATATGATCTCAGGCCTGCAACTTTGGCTTGATGCTTCAGACAGTGCCACCTTGCTACAGTCGAGCGGCGGAAGTGCTGCTGTTGCTGATGGCGACCCAGTTGGCTACTGGGCAGACAAAAGCGGGAATGGTAGGCATGCGACACAGACAGATGGATCTAAAAAGCCGGCGCTAAAAACTGCCGTAAAGAGCGGGAAAAATACGGTAAGGACCGATGGCGTAAATGATTATCTTTTGCTTGGCGACAATTTTAAATATCAGCAAATTACTGTGGTAGCAGTGCTGCGTGTGACAACAACCGGTGTAACGGTTGCTTTTTCGCGCGGTGGTGCTGGATCATACAATCCTGCCATTGCCTTGGTTTATAACCGCTCAACACCAAACACAAGCGCAACATTCAACTCTGGTGGTTCTGGCTATCAGCTTGTAAACCTGCCAATTACTCAAAGCCAGTTTTCTATTTTTAGAGCGGCAGCAGATGGAACAACGCTGACTAATACCACCAATGGAACTACAAGCACGGTGTCACAAGTTGGTAGCCTTACATTTAATACAAACAGCGTCACAATTGGCGCCATGGACACATTGGACATATTTGCGGCAGCAGATTTTTGCGAATTGCTCATTTATGACAAGTCACTAAATGCTTCCGATTGGTCATCTTTAAACGCATACCTAAACGGCAAATGGAGCATCTACTAATGTCCACTCAGTGGGTGCATCAGGTGTTTGTGATTGGTGCCGCTGAGGCAATGCCAGGAGCCATTGCAGTTTTGGACATTGCCTTCCCCTGTGACGATGGTCAGCCACGCGACCCGGCCAAGCCTGAACTGGTTGGGTGCAAGCTGTCAGCTAGCGGTGAAACACCACCTACGCACTATGGTGCCGCCTTCTCAGTCACTGAGGCAATTCGTGAAAACCTTGAAAGCATGGGGTTAGCGCAGACTTCTGGTATTTCCTATTGGCGCTGCTCAAATCCTGAAGGTGTGTTAGTGGCCACGAACCACCCAGCCAGTCAAGCCACCATTGGCCAGCCATGGGACTGGCAGCAAATCTTGGCGGCGGTTGGCTTGCAAAATGTGGCAGAGTCTTTGCCGTCATGAGCTACACCAGCAAGCTAAACCTGTGCTTGTCACCATCCACCAGCCTGGGTGGATCGGATGCCAGCGCTGGTAAGTCGTTGCCGACTCGTAGGCTTACCAACCGGCTGAATTTTGCATTGGCGGGTTACGGACTTCTAGCCGGCGGCTCCGGCAGCGCACCGGAACCCGGCGTTATCACGACATCCACCATTGGGAAATCCACCCAACTGATCATGTCGGCATCCAAATCAACCAGCATCACGATGGAACTGTTTGGAGGCTGATACATGCCGTACAACGCAAACACCGGAACCTACTCATACAACATCGGAGACTTGATCCGGGTTCAGGCCACCTTCAAGGACATTGGCGGGGCGGTGGTTGATCCAACCAACATCACGCTGAAGGTAAAAGTTCCAGCCGGCACCGTCTCGACTTTCTACTACCCCGGCACGGTCACCCGAGTTTCTACCGGGGTGTATTACTACGATTTCCCGATAACCGCCAGCGGCACCCACTACTACAACTGGGCCGGAACTGGTGCGTACACCGTTGCTGATGAGTCAAGTTTCGAGGTTGTTTCCAGTCAGTTCTAAAGAGGTGTTCTATGTTCGATCCGATCCAACTTCCCAACGAACTCCCGGTTAATAGCCTGAAGATCCTTTTGGACTTCGCACGCCAGCGAACACCGTGGGGACGCGATGTGCTGGCTGCTGCCGCAACCGTGGGACTCTACGGCGCACAGCTTGCTGTGCCGGCTCCCACCATGGCCACCGGGGAAGCGTTCGAGCCTGAGGCTGTGCTTGAAGCGGCAATCGCCCAGGCGGAAGGCCAGACGGATGCCAAACAATTCCTGCCGATTCCATGGGTAATGCTGGCGCAATGGGCGCTCGGTTTGCTTCTGAACAAGATCATCGGATGAATCTGTTCCGGAAGATCTTTCAGCCACAGATAGAAATGTGGCTGGGTCAACCCCGCTCACCCGGCTGGCGCTCGGTTCGTTCCAAGCATCTCACCCAGTTTCCAAGCTGCGCCGCCTGTGGAAGGGAAAAGAACTTGGAAGTCCACCATGTGGTTCCGTTCCACATGGACAGGGATAAAGAGCTAGACCCGGCCAATCTTCTCACGCTCTGCGGCGATACCTGCCATCTGGCCTTCGGCCACCTGTTCGATTGGTCGAGCCACAACCCAAGCGTGCGCGAGGATGCGAGCGCGTGGTTGGCCAAGGTTCGTTGCCGTCCCTAGGAACGGAGTCCCTATGGCTATTAAATGGTCCGTTCAAAAAGTGGACGACAAAGTTCATCGCCTGTCGTACACCATCGATTCAATCGTAAAGGACACGCCAGAATTGCTGGTCCTGACCGACTTGCACTGGGACTCGGCGCAATGCGATCTGGCACTTCTGAAGCAGCATCTAGACCTAGCGCTGAGCCGCAATATCCCGGTCCTGATTGCTGGGGATCTGTTCGACGTGATGCAAGGCCGCTGGGATCCTAGAGCATCTCAGGAAAGTTTGCGGGAAGAGCATCGAGGCGGACGCTATTTTGATTCCGTCATTTCCACGGCTTTGGACTGGTTCAAACCCTACGCCGGAATCCTTGCCGTTGTCGCTCCTGGCAACCATGAAACCAGCATTGCGAAACGGCACGATACCAATCTGATCAGCCGGTTTGTTGAAGGCCTCAGCCGCATGGGAGCGGCAACGCTGGAAGGTGGTTACTGGGGATTTGTTGTCATTCATGTAAACCAGAAGAACAACCACAAAGGACAGTTGCTTTTACATTTCCACCATGGCAGCGGTGGAGGTGGCGAGGTGACCAGAGGCTTAATAGATCAAAACCGTATGCGCAGCATGTACAGCGCAGACATCTATGTGAGCGGCCATATTCACCGCAAAAACTACG